GTTGGTAATCGCGCAAAGTCAGCAGTAAACAATGCTGTAAATAAGGGGCGATCAGCCGCTAGTGCAGGACGTACGTATAGACAGAATGGCAAGATGCCTCCGAAGATTGAGGCAAACTGGCCAAAGAATGCACGTTCAGTTGGTCGCGCACAAGGTGCAATTGCTGGTACTGCAGCAGCATTAGCAGCAACTGGCGTACGAACTGCACGTGAAGTTAGCAATGCTGAATTTCGTGGCTTTGTTAAAGGTAAAGTTGCTGGTCGTCAATCCGATAGTAGTGGTCGTATGACTGGCAAAGGTCCTGCAGCTGTACGTACACCTGCACCAAAAAAGGATCTACCATCAAATGCATCGTACTTTACAAAGTCGTTAATGAAGTAGTAGGTAATATATGGCATCTGCGTTATTGAATATGATGATGGACGACGAGAAGAAAGCAACGCAACCAACAACTGGTGCGCCAGCTACACCACCGCCAGCACCGCAGATGCCACCGCCTCCAACGGTACCTGCACCACAGCAAACTAGTGGTGCTTCATCTGAGCCGGGTCTAGGCGATCTACTAGATATGTTAGCGCAAGGTAGAGGTCCAGTAAAACCTCAACCTGCAGGTGCTAAGCGCGTATTAGCAAAACGAAACGTCCCGCCTTCAAGTATGCCAGCTTATGACTGGCGTAGTGATGCAGGTAGCCAGAAGCCAGCATTTACTGAGTATGAAGGCACTACATCAGTAGATCCAGTCAGTGGATATGCCTCATTCACTCCTACTTTAGATGCTAATGGCAATAAAATAGTTAAAAAAGCTGGTCGTGATTTAGATTTTGAAGCGGCCTCTGAAGCTGCTCGTGCAGCTGGAACTGAATTACCAGAAACACAAACACGAATACAGGATATTCGGCCTACTGCACAGGGTGCAGGACCAAGCCCTCGCACATCTGCTGAGGATCTCATGCAAGCATCGCGATTCGATGCTGGTATAGAACAGGCATTTCAAGCTGGAGCATTAACGCAAGAACAACGTGATGCTCAACTAGGAAGCATGCAACGTGCATCTTTTGGGCAAGGAGTCACAACTGAGTCAGGTAAAGACCCCGATGACATTCGTTGGCATGAACGTGTTGCTCGAGAAAATTTTATTGGCGAACACCAAGTAGATATAGATCCATTAAGCCAACCTCCAGCGCAGGTACGCACAACATTACGCGCGGACACATTAATTAGAGAAACAGTTAAAAAAGGCGGTATTGCTAACAATCCGTTTGGAGTGGTTCAGCAAGTTCAGTCTCAATTACAGGGCGAAGCTAGGAAGAATCTTACTAGAGCAGAAAATTTGGAAAAGGGACTCATTAGCGAAGTTGGTTCTATATGGAATCAAAATACAACTATCAATGAGAATCATCCATTTACTCAAATTGCTCGCACATCTTATGGCAAAACATTAGATGAAGTGATGATTGAATATAAAAAATCAACTGGGCAAGATCTATTTACTCCAAAACAACTTGAAACACTTCAGTCGGAGATGTCAACTAAGGCATCGCAATATAGGGCAGAGGCTGAAAGTATTACCCAAAGTGCTGGATATCATATACTCTCTAATGCAATAACTGTTGGTAATCAGCAACAATTTAACAACACTGCTAGAACACGTATAGCAAAAGGCGCAATAGCTTATTTGGCATCTATACCTCTTAACAATGAAGCAGATGTTGATGATGCGCGTAAGTATTTCAATATCTCGCTATATGGCGATCAAGCCATGAAGATGCATCAAGAAGGTATTGAGAAGTGGTACGCAGAAGACCCTGTGCTTGGGGTTATTTTCAAAACTGGCGCAGAAGGTCAAATGGCTAGAAAAAATGCTGGATTAGATGCTGTCAGAGGATCCACTGCAACGGTTGTTAAAAATGCTTTGGATTCTGTCGGAGAAAATTTTGCAATGGGTGCTAACGCAAAGCGTCCAGATGGAACCGTAATGCAACGCGGTGCTAGATCTGCTGGCTTGCGATTAATGAATAATTTTACAACTCCATTTTATGATGCATTTAATAACAATGATCCTGTAGAAGCATTCCATTCATTACGCAAAACTCCATTCGGTAGGTATTTTGCCAATACTCTTGCATATAATTTGCAAGTAGTAGACACTGATGCAACAATTAAGCAGATTTTTCAATCCGAAGACAACGAAGCTAAACAGGTTGTCATGGATGCTATTACTGCTCCATTCGGTATTAAGCGGGCAATCAATAATTTGTTCACATTTGATATTGCTGAAAAAGAAGATCAATTTGAAAATGATGTGCCTAAAGTACAAGATGCTATGAAATCTGGAGACATGGCGCTTGCAAAACAAATAATGGCTCCCTATGCAAGTACGGATCAACTAGACATATTATTTGGCGATCAGCATCATGTAGAAGGCCAAGGCAAATCACGTGATTTAAAATTAATTGATCTTGAACAGATGACTGGTGTTGGTGGCAGCCGTCGACAAAGAGTAAATGCGTTTTTAGCTAGAAAGCAAAGTTTTGCTGCAGCAGACGAAAAAATTAGCGCGTCGAATCTTAATATGGATCCAGATCAACTTCTTGCGCGATTAGCTGGAAACTTTAAGGTTGATGCTTCTATTTTAGGTGGTTTTACTGGTGAAGCGAAAAGAGTATATAACGTTGGTTATTTACATGACACAGATGAGGAAACAGCAACGCGTGAAGGTTTAGCTGACATCATCACTTATCTATCACCATTAAAAGATGGATCTATGGCTATTGGAAATGATCCTATATTTACTAAAACATTAAATGCGGTTGATAATGCAATAAATAAGTTGAAGTACCAATTGAATAACGGACTATTAACTGGATATCAGATGGAACCAGCTAAATGGTTTTTAAAAGAATTGCAAGATACTCGTGCAGAAGCAATGTCAAATTTAGATGACTTTGTATCTGTTGGTTCTGGTCGTAAACACTTGTTTGCTATGACGGCAGATGGTCCTGATTATTCAAAACCAATTGTTGCCTCTGGATCAGCTAGTCGCGTTGCTCAAGTTACTGACATGCTTTCAGCGTGGATTACTGGTGACAATAAAGTAGATTTAAATAGATATTTTTCTTCGAGCGGAGAAGTTACGTCACGCAAGAGTGGGACTGTACTTGTGACTCCTGTAGACAGAGAGGGAAATGCAATTCCATCAGAAATCACAGTTTCTGTAAAACCGGACGCTGATGGATTTGTAAGTTACCCAGTATATGAAAAGCAAGGTAATCAATGGGTAAGAGCGAAAGATATTTTTGGGCGCCCAATGAGTTCTTCTGCACCATTAAATAAAAGTCAGCAAGCTACAGCATCATTGTTTGGCAAAGCCGTAACTGACACTGCTGGTTCAAATGCAATTAATGCAGACTACAAAAGACAACAGGTCAATGATCTACGATCACACTTGCAAAACATTGTAGAGCCATCAGGACCAGACGCTGCTGAACGACGTAAATATTTGATCGAAGAGATTGGTATTTACGTAGATAAAAATAACCGCATTGAAAACGCAGAAGTTTTACAATTTCTACAAAAGGCCACACCAAACCAAGGGCGGAAGTTACTGGGATATCTGGAAACATATGGTCAAGCTGAAAGTTTAAAACCTGACACAAACGTAAACTGGGCAATGAATGCTACGAGTACGCGTGGTCGTTCATTTGGAACTGCGGAGAAAGCTATTTCTGGAATTGAGAAAGAAGCTGCGGGAAATGCGATGGAACATCATCGTAGTACAGTATTTGCTCTTACACGTTTAGCAAAAGGTACTGTGCGTAATATTGCAGACACCCTGATGGATGGACAAGGCATCTCAGACCCACAGACACGTATTTCTGCAGCTGAACAAACGATGAAAAGTTTAATTAAATCCGTTCCTATGCTTGCTGCAAATAACATGCAGACCGCACAAGTGCGAGATTACATGAGAGATTATATTGATGCATACTTGGCTGATGATCAAGATCAAATTAAAGTAGTAAATAAGAAAATTACAGATTTTGTTGAAAATTTCCAAGTAAGTCAGGAAGCTGCAGATGTTGCTCAACAGGAACTTGTTCGTGGTGCAAAATTAAATATTCAAAGGCCACAAACACAATCCGATACACGCAGTGTTCAGGAGATACTTGCACAAGCAAGCAGTGCAAATGAAGCTGAGCGAGCTAGGAACCGAGCCAGACAAAATTATTTCACAACGCAGTTCTTCCCAGAATTAGGTTGGATATATGCTGAAGGATCTAATGTCAACATCAAATTACTTGAAGACATGGCTCATAGAGCAAGATCAGCAAAATCATTAGCAGGTAATAATCCAATGAAGGAATTTCAAGATGACGAACTCAAGATCAGACCTGCTGGATACAGAGATATTGAGATTGCAAAGAAGGGCAAGCCTGATTACAAAAAAGTTTCTGGTGGTACAAAAATTAATAGACGTCCGACAATTGTTGAAGCTGCAACTAAAACTAAGTCTACAAAAGCTCCAAATATTGCGGATACTCCAGCTGTCCTTATTAAGAATAAGCCAAAGGGAAACGTGATTGGAAAACTTGGAGTTGTTGGTGGAATTGGTGCAGCGCTTGGTGCAGTAGGTGGAAGAGGAGGTAGATGATGCCAGAAACTAAGCAGATACCAGAAAAACGCTTTCTTGCTCCTAGAAAAGACCGCTCGATTGAGGCAAAAACATCTGACGCCTTAAATTCATTACCCCCATTAATTACATTAATACGTAGTCTGCAGTCAGGACACTCAACTAATCCAATTCAGCGTAGTGCTGCAGAAATTGGTGGCGCTGAATTAAGTAAGGGGGCAGGAACAAAAAAAGCTTTTGGTAGAACATTGGCTGAAGCACCAATGCAACACGATTTAGCTTTATCCGCATTAAGAACATTGACGCCAAATGCATCACCAATGTACAGAACAAATAAAATAGGTGAGCAATTAACACTTGGTCTAGGAAATTTAGTAAAAGATCAAGCGCAAGAAGCAGTAATAGGTAGACTTACTGGAGGAAAAGCAAATCCAGCAAGTAAAAAAATATCACAATCAGTGTCAGATAAAATAACAAAAAATATGCCTTACTTTAACTGGCTGTCTGACCCGTATATGTACAAAGCTATGGGTGAGTTGGCAGGATATTTGCAAAAACCAAGAACGGAGTTAGGCGGTAAATCTGTATATCAATCTATTCCCGGATTTGAAGATTATTTAAACACACTTGCCAAGAAAGATATTGCAAATAAACCATTAGTAAAAAACAGCAGGTTATTAAATGACCCAACTGAACACATGGCTGACAATCCCTATTGGGATGAGACTACATTAGCATTTTTAAAGCAATTTCTACCAAAGTATGCACCGCCTATGGAAGCCGATAATGAGGGTCGCATTATGCCAAAGTATGATGCGTATCAATATAGGCCATCTATTAATGGCGATTACAACTACGAAGAATTGGGATTAACTAAAGATCAAGAGACTGGATGGGATTTAATTAAGTTGGCTAAGGCATTGCAATGGCATGCTCAGGACCTTGCAAACACTAAGCCAGCTGAAGCTTTAGCAGAAGTAGCTGCAAATATGTCTCCTTTAAATTTATTAAAAGTATTGAAAAAATACACAATAGGTTCTTCGTTAGATGATAATGGTCGACCTCGTGCAGTTCAATCAGGCGGAGCAGCGCTTAACACAAGAACAAGTATTCCACTACAATGACGCAAGAGCATGTACGCATAATGGCAAATGGCGCAAAGATTGCACTGTGTAAGTCAATGAGAGAAGAGGGACACATGTGTAAAAACCTCGCTGTTAAAGGTAGGGATTATTGCAAATACCATGGAGGTAAAGCACTAGTAGGACCAGATAATCCAGCATTTAAAACAGGATTATGGTCTAAGCAGAGGAGGCGATTTGCCAAAGTAGCTCCAAAGTTACTATCTCGCATTGATGAACTGCGAGATGATCCGGATTTATTTTCTTTAAAGGATGATGCAGCCTATTTAACAGCATTGATGGATGTTAGGGCCGAAGCTGCCAGTAATGGAATTTCAGTAGAGCATTATGAACAAATTAAAGATCAAATGGCTGTCTGTAAAGCTACGGTGGGAACAGACGAATTTGGCAAAGCGTTTAAAACTTTAGACAGAATGGTTAGTGAAGGTATTGACGTTTATCGGGCAAGTCAAGACGTAATTCAGTTAATTGACAAGCGAACCGATATCGTAGAAGCAGAAGCACGTATGATGCACACTAAGGCATACACCCTTGAAGTCGATCAAGCATATAGTTTAGCTATGCAGATATTAAAAATCGTCAAGGATTGTGTGAGGGATGCTGCTACACTTGAAGCGATTAAGATGGGATTTGGTAAATTATTAAAAACTTATCAACAAGAAGATATACAGGATGCAGAAATAATAGATGAAGAATCAAGTCTCATCGCGACTAACTCCGCGTAACCTAAAAAAATTCGTACGACCAACTAAGCCACTTGCCGTTGCGCTTCTTGAAGCCATGTCTGCTGAAATTGATACAGCAATTGAACTTGGTGATTTTGACAGTGGGTTAGCAACGGCGTTACCCGGCCATGAATTAAATTATGAAAACTGGTTAAAGGCTTACGCTCCACATGCTGCATCATCTACTTTAAGTGCGCATCATCATCGTGCATGGCAGTGGGCTGAGAGTATTAGTCCCGGTAAATTCTGTCCTGCATTAATTGAGTGTTGGTTTCGCGGTGGTGGTAAAAGTACCACCATGGAACTTGTAGTGAGTAGATTAGCGGTAAAAGCTACCCGTCGTTTTGCAGTGTATGTTTGTGCAACGCAGGACATGGCTGATAGGCACGTGCAAGATATTGCAACGGCAATGGAACGTTGTGGTATAGAACGCGCAGTTAATAAATATGGATTCTCACGTGGTTGGAGTGCGTCGAAATTACGAACAGCAAACGGATTTAATGTTTTAGCATTTGGTTTAGATACTGGAGCACGTGGTGTAAAACTTGATCATCTACGTCCAGACATGATTATTTTAGATGATATTGACGAGTTAGATGACTCAGTTAATGCAGTCGATAAAAAAATAAGAATAATCACTCAAACCATTTTGCCAGCCAAGAGTACCGACTGTGCTGTAGTTTTTGTACAAAACAGAATACACGCCAACTCAGTTATGTCTCAAGTATTAAATGGTGAACTTGACATGCTTCAAGATCGTATTCAGTCGCCAATTGTGCCAGCTGTTGCAGATCTGGAATATACAACTTACGAGCGCGAAGATGGACGCGTTGGGTATAAGATCATTGCTGGAACACCAACGTGGGAACATAAATCATTGGCTGTCTGCCAGCATGAAATAGATACTTATGGCGTGTTGTCATTCTTGCGGGAATGTCAGCACGAGGTTGGCGTTGGGGGATTGTTTTTTCCTGAGTTCAGGGAATACAACTCAGATGGAAAACCATGGCATGTTGTTGATCATGTTGAAATTCAACCATGGTGGCGTGTTTGGGCAAGTCATGACTTTGGTACTGGTGCTCCTGCGTGTTTTCTTATCTATGCTAGTGATGATCGCGAAAACATATATGTTATTGGTGAAATGTACGAAGCGGGATTAGTTAGTAGTAAACAGGCAGAGAAATGTCTTGAGTTACTAGAAGAAAAACGACTTGCATCACCATCAAACATAAAAGTTCGTAATGGATTATGGAACACAAAACTTGAAGCCGTTGCATTTGACTGGGCAAATACGTTTCCACCTATGAAAGCAGAAGAACGGATTGGTGAATATCCAGTTGAAGTTTGGTGGGAAAAAGGTATTCCGGCTGTCAGGGCAGTAAAAGACAGGAAGGCTGGCTGGAGGCGTGTAAAAGAATGGATTTCCGCTGCCGATGTTGTTGATGGTGTTCCAACACCAAAGTTACGTATTGTTCGTGGAGCATGTCCAAATTTAATTAAGCAATTATCTGCAACAATGGCGCATCCTCGTGACCCAGAAGATATTGATAGTGGTACTAAAAATGACCATGCAATTGATAGTTTTCGATATGGCGTTATGTGGCGGGAATATCCAATAAAGTGTCCTGAGTTAGAGGATAAAATGCCATCAGCGGAAAAGTACGTTCCTAAGTGGTTAAAGAAAAAGGAAAATAATAACTGGATATGATTATCTGTTTAATCGCTTGTAGTGTTATTGTTACGTCGAGCATTGTTTTACAGACAGTGTTGATGTATGGGATTGTGAATCATCTTAGGGCAATACGTGAGGAACGTTTATTAGTGCAAAAGGTTGTTTCTAATGAAAGGTGGATTTAATCATGTCTATTGATATAAATAATTTAATGCGAAGTGTTATGACGAAATCCATCATGGGACAGCAACCAAAAATGTCTGCATTTCAGCAGCCATCGTCTACAGGAATGCCGGGAAGCTTTCCATTAAAAAATGACAAAAAAGATAACCCGCAAAATTTAAATTTAGATTTAGTACCAAAAGACTGGAAAGTTATCCCTAAAGATCAGCCTGAAGAAGCCAAGAAAGTCACCACTTTCATTAAACAGCAATTTGACTTAGCCTATAGGTCACGGCAGGAGATGGAGTTAGAGTGGGCAATGGCCACTGCGTTTTTTGAAGGACGCCAATGGTTCAGGATTAATAGCCAAGCGCGTAATTTAGAGAGCCTACAACATGATTCTGAACCAAATAGGTACATGACTGTCAATAAGATGCGGTCATTAATTGACGGTGTTGTAGGAAAATTGACGCAATGTTCACCGGATTCAAATGCCGTTCCAATTAGTGGAAATCCTGTTGACTTAATGGCTGCGGATGAAGCTAATTATATTGTTAGTCATTACAATAGAAAAT